GAGCCGTTAATCTCGTCGGTGCCGAATTCGTGCTGCCACACCACGTAGCCTTTGGGGTCATTGATGATACGCGGATCGTCGTCTTCCGTAATGCGCAAGTCACCATCTTCGGTAATTCGGTACTGCGTCGTCTCGGTGTCGATCACGCCAATCATCAACGGCGAGCTAAAGACCTGAGCGTATTGACCAGCAGAGCGACCACTAGCCGGAAGCACCGTGTCGTACCACGTATTCTCGCGCACGTTGTAGATCACAGCATGGGTACATTCAGTTGCGCTGCCACGGGGGTAGCACCACCAGATCTCGCCCCAACGCGGAACCTTGACGGCAAACACTTTCTGGCGCTGCGCAAAGTTCAAGTTGTCGTAGAACCAGTTCAGGTTCAGGCTGTTCGGTACTTCGCGTACAACACCGTTGAACATCAAGAATCGGTCAACGCCGCACCAGTAATAGATGCCGTCGTACTCAATGACGCTCTGGCTCGAAAGGATGCTCGACTGCGAGGTGATCGTGTCGAACTGGAATACAGCGGAACTGCCGACATACGTGGCCCGGATTACCGAGTCCAACGACCAGAAGAGGCCGGACGGCGCGTTACCGGCACCGGATCGAAGCGGCAGACCTTTGACAATCTTTTGGCTGGTAACACGAGCAGCGCCAGCGTCACCATTAGTCCAGTCATCCGTATAGCCAGCGCGGCTCCACTGAATGAAACCATCTGAGCCATACGCAAACACATACGGAGCCAGAGCAACGATGCCGCCCGAAACCGTGATGCCCGCTACAGGAGTCAGCGTGCTAGTGCCATTGTCGTAGCCCGCGTAAAGCTGCCCGTTAGCGTCAGAAGAAATGTCTTCTAGGTTCGGCGCATAGTGCGCCAAGATTTCGTTCTGAGCGTTGGTCGTGTTGTACGCAATGTCAAACTGCCAAAGAGCATTTAAATTCGAGACATAGCTCGGGTCAGTTCGATTCGTGACGATACTGCTATTGCCGTTCTGCTCTAAGCGAAAACGGAAAACACCATCCGATGTGCCGACATGGACGTAGGTATACGCATTGTGGTTGTGGGTATGCATACCGCGAGCGATACCATCCAACTGATCTTGCAGCGCACGATAGCCGCCGATCTTTCTCGGCAGCCCACGCTGGAACCGGACCCACTGGCCGTCAACGTAATAATTTCCCTCGAACTTGGTACCGTCGCGCTTGATACCGGGTTCAGAGCGAACAATGACCGGTTGCAACGGCATCAGTAAGTACCGCCCTCAATCGGGTCAAGCCCGAGAGCAATCTGCGCAGCCGAAGTGGTAGCCGCCGTAAAGACCGCATTACCAATCGTAGTTGCACCTAAGTTGCTTCGAGCGCCAGAAGCGGTAGTGGCTCCAGTGCCGCCCTGCGAAACCGCAACTGGAATACCAATCGTTGCCGTGTCGGCATCCACCACATCGGTGCCGTCGCAGTACAAGATCGCTCTTGCTGCGCTAGCAACAGTCACGCCCGGACTCGGCTGAGATGCGGTTCGGATGCCAAGCGTAAACGAACCAGATGTCTGGTTGCTAACCCAGTACTGCTGAGTGGTGGTTGGAACAATGATGTCCCGGTTACCCGTCAGCGTGCCGGTAAAGATGTAGGCCGTCTTGTTTAGCTCGGCAATCGACAGAGTGTAATTACCGCTACCGGAGACATCAATCGACAGAACCGTAAAGGCGTATACCGCTGCTTGGCCGAAGCCGATGGTCCAAAACTGAGTGCCATCCGTGACTACAATGCAGCTATCGCCCGGAGCCAGAATAAGCGTGGCCCCGCCGTTAATCAGCTCAGAGCTGTTGGGATCAATCGTCAGATCGCCCGTACCGCTATTGCGAACATTGACGAACCAGTCTGCTCCCACAGTCGGGGCCGAAGTAAGAGAAAGCGTCCCTGCTCCACCGCTCCATACGAGCACCTTTGCTCGATCACTACTACCGGTGGTGTAGTTAGTACTAAACGTGCCGACCGGCATCGACTGGTTGAGGGTCGTTGCAATCGCCTTGATACCAAGCCCAGCCAGCGCAGCCGCATTCGTAGCGGAAGCCGAAGCTCCATACTGGAACGAACGCCAAGTGCCCGCTACTGTGCTGTTGTCGGTCAGGTAAATCTGAAACGTCGTGCCCGACTGCGGCGCGCAAATCAATGTTCCAGTGCTGGTCTTAACGGAGAAGGTATTAGCCCCCACGTTATTGAACAGCACCGTCTGGCCAGTACCGGCTTGAGTTGCATCCGGCATCGTGATGACAAGGCTGCTAGTCGTCGCATTGATGTCCATGATGGACGCGACGACGTTCGTAGTCGGAGCCGCCTCAAGCGGCCAGTCCAGCACCTGATCAATCGTTAGCGAGACATAGCGATACGAGACATCACTTGGATAGATCGTCGTGCCGCCGAAAGTATTGGTGTATGTAGTCACGTATTAAGCCTCCCGGCGATTCGTCGAGCGGTCCACGATCTTCTGTAGATCTTCGCCATTAAGCGCCGCCAGCGACCGGTCATAGTAGGACTGCCACAACTGCACGCGCTGGTCATCCTTAATGAAAGGCGTAGCCTCCACCAGCGATCCGTACAGCAGCAGATTCGGAGCAAACTCCGTCAGCCAGTTGGTCTGGTTTGTGTCGTCCAGCAACGGCGGCAGTTCGTAATAAAGCACTTCGAGCGGATAGTTGGCATCCGGCGTCGGCGCAAAGATCCAGTGCTTGTAGTCGTAGTCCGCGTAGAACTGCGGGCCACCAGTCTGCGTCTCGTTCGGCCAGTAGGAGCGGATGTACTCGTAGGCGCGGGGGAACACCGGGGTGTGGGTATTGTTCCCAGTACCGGTGCCGTAGTTAATGCTGATGGTGTCGCGCCAACGATCCGGCTTCGGGTAGACCGCTACCCCGGCTTGCATGACGCTATTGACCACCGTTTGGAAGCCTTGGATCTTCAGCTCACGGGCGATCCGCCGCTCGGCCAGCGTAATTAGCCGGGGAATCTGCTCGTAAACGATAGGGTCGGTCGCACCACCACGTTCAAGGTAGTTGCGGATGTCCGACTGCAAACTGGTAAATGTCATCGACGCAGGCATAAACCTCTCCTAAGTCCCGCGTCTTACCAGTCGGGCAAGACTATTTGGGCGCAATTATACCTAATTTACGACAAGTATACCCTCTGTTCGTCCAGACGGCGCTTGACGAGGCCGGGGAGCACCTTACCCGCAGCCTTGGTCCACTTCATAAATTCTGCCGCAGCCCCTTCAAAGTCGCCTCGGTTAGTCTTCATCCGCAGCGAACTACGTTGCAGATTGCCAAGGCCCACGTTGAAGGAAAAACTGACCAGAGCATCGAAGACTCCCTGACGGCCAGCAGCAGCAGGGCAAAGTCGAAGAACACCACGCTCGAACCGGCTAAGGTCTTTAGCCAAAATAGCGTCCACCTCTCCCATGCTAAGGATGCGATCCCAGCCCTCGGGTACCGGTAGATTCTTCCGCTCCTCATACTTCACCGCAGCGTGAGTAGGGTCAATGACATGGCCGACGCCGACAGTCCACAAGAGAGCGGGACAGCGGTAAGGCTTAGTCCGCAAACCCTCGTGGTGTTTGATCATCTCAATGGCGGCGGCAGAGACTTTCACTTCTTGCCAAAAGCCTGCGTCCCGAACCAGAAGGCAATTATGCTGCTTAGGATGAGCATCTCGTCATCGGAGAACACATTCTCCATCGCCACAGCAAACGCAACGCCTTGGTTCCATGCGTACCAGATTCCTGCAAGGTTGAGCGCCACAAGTTCCAGCACAAAAATATAAGTAACCACCGGTCGAACCGACGCCCGCAGGTTAATCATCCACTGGCTGGCGCCCTTGCCAATTTCAATGTCGTGCTGGTACAGAGCTTGACGTTCTTCGCCAGCCGTCTGCGTCTGGATCTGCTCCAGCTTGATTTCTTCGACGCGAGCCTGAGCAATGAAGCCGCGTTCAGCCAAAGCTAACTCGCGCTCCTTCTGTGCAGCGACAAGGGCGAGTTCATGCTTCTTATCCTGACGGTCCTGAAAGATCTCAAGAATCTTCGGCAAACCGCCCGCAAGGAACGAGAGGAAGGTACTGATCATGGTCATCATTTGTTGCGCTCCTCCATCAACTTGACCCGCACTTGCAAGTCATGGATGTCTTCCATCAGATCGTCCTTGAGTTCCTGTCGCTTGGCCGCGCTCAACGGGCTGTCGGTCGGTACACCGTCTTCGGTAATAAGGATCGGAACCTTCGACTCGATAGCAATCAAGCGGTTCTGGAACGAGGTAATCTCGCCAAGCAGCC